CGGTGCATGCTGGCTCCATGGGAAGGAACATCTGGCGGTAGGACTTGGGGTCATAGTGACCCTCGGTGATCCAAGAGAGGAACAGGCCCATGCGCTCCTTGGTCCACAACGGGAAGGATGAGTCGGCAGAAGCACAGCCAGCCCGCGAGGCAAAATCGAGCCGAGAATGGATGCCGCACCGGCCAAAGTGGACCGGCTTGCCATGTTGCTCTCCCAGATTAACCCAAATCTTGACCTCGCCCTTGAACCGAAGGGTTCCGCCCACAAAGAGACCATCGAAAAGGTCGATGCAATCCTCTACGTCCTGGTAGGACATCCCGTCCTGGAGGGCAAGGTACCACTTCCATTCGCGGGGTATCCGATTCAGCCAGTTGATGGAGAACTCCAGTGAGCGCAGGCCATCCGCAACGATGTCTGGCACCACGGCAAACTGAGGAGCGGGTTGATTCATCCGCCGTTCGACGTAGTTGAGGTAGCGTTCATCGTCGAATGGCTTGCTCTTGAGCCAAAGGGAGTAGGCCCCGTTGTCGAGCACCCACTTCTCCTCGGGGTAGGGCACGAAGGTCGAGTCGGGGATCATGACCCGCCCGATGTCCTTCTCCCGAAGGCGCTCGACGAACTCAAGCTTGCCAGTGGACCCTACATAGATGCGCATGCTGCCTCCAGCGCGGTGCAGCGGGCGAGGAACTCGGCCATCGAGATCTTGCCTTCCGCGCGCAGCTTGAACAGGTCCCGCGCGATCAACACCTTGACCGGGTCGGACTTCTTCATCGCCTCCTTGGTCGCCGCCAGCCGGGCGAGGGCCTTTTCCCCTTCCTCGCGGGGGCGGTCTCTGGTCACCCAGTTCTCGTTCATGGTCTGCCTCCCGCGCTCCACGCACCAGCCCTTGCGCTCCATGTGGGCCTCGCTCTTCGAAGAAAAGACGTCGGTCAACTCAGCGTACACCCCAGAAAGCAAGCCTTTTCTTCGCCTTTCGACCTGGTCCTGGTAGTTGCCCAGGATGGCCGCTTTCGCCGTGGTCTCGACCGCTTGCAGCCGCTGCTCGTGGGTGCCCCCGGCCTGCCGGTAGGCCTTGGCCGCATGCCGCAGCACGAGCTTCCTCGCCTTGTGCGCCCGGTCGGTGAGCACCTTGCGGTCGAGCTTCGGGAGGTTCCAGGTGCCCCGGCTGTACGCAACCAGGCCGCCCAGGAACGTCTCGAAGCCCTCGTGGGTGTACAGGACAGGGCTCGCATCCCGGGAGGCCCCTGGGACCGCGCAGTGAAGTCCAAGGGGATCCGAGAACCACAGGGGGTGTTTCCGGTTGGTGTAGGTGTTGCTGTAGTGGGAAAGAGGTGTAAGGGGGTGGGTGCGGTGGGACTCTATCTCTGAGGGGAGACGGGAGGGTCTGGGACTGTCCCCTCCGTTTCCTCTACCCTTTTCTTGTTTAATTCTTAAAGCCTTTGAAGATATACGTGGGAAGCGGTTAGTTTTCTTCAGTTGTTTCGTGGTCTTACTCTCGAACTTCGCGACCGGACTGGATTTGCTGGGCTTTCTCCAGTGATTGACATGTAACCACCTTATGCATGTTTTCTTGCATCCTGGGATTCTGCGCACAGAGATCCACTTATCGCCGGTCACGGCATGCCTGAGCTTGTTGGCCGAAGACTTGGCGATCCCCAGGGCCTCGGCAGCCTCGGCGTCGGAGACCAGGAACTCGTTGTGGCGCATCCCGGGGTAGGGCTTCGGGGACTTCTTGGCTTGCTCTGCAAGGTGGCCGTAAAAATCATCGAGACGCTGGCAATCGCGGGAGTGGAGCAATTTCCATCTTGACATGCGAGCACGATTGGTGAGATGCTCGCTCATGTTGGACCTCGTTGTTTTGTGTCGCAGCAAAAGACGTAGGGGACGACGGAGAGAGGACCCAAGTGCTTGGCAGTGCGCGGGTCCTTTCGGTTTTTAAAGGCTTGGGAGTTTGCCTGCCGGTGGGAAAAAAAGACAACGATCTCTTGAAGAAGGCGATCCACTCGTCGTGACTCCTGGTGCTTCCGATCGCCCGTCCGATGCCGCTGACGGGTAACTGTTGGGTAGGAACCAGCCTGCCATGCCCACTGGAAGCCCGTCAACAAAAAAGAGGTAGCTCATTTTGAGCTAGTGGCTTCCTTTGATTTTTCATGACTTTTTTTCCGGCGGCATCCCCGGCATGGACATCTGGCCGGGCAGCACCGGGATCGCGTCCTGGCAGGCAGAGGCCCGAACCATCGCCCGCCAGGCCCGAATCAGCGCGTGGGCCGAGCGCAGATCGTCCAAAACCCTGTCGTAGACGGTCTGGGGATAGGACTCTGGGGTGTGGCTCTGCAGGAATTCCAGCGCGCCCCATACGGCCCCTTCGATCTTGTCGAGTTGCTTGTCGTTCATTCAGGTCTCCACGTTGCACGTATGCCCCGGTTTGGCGGGCATCGAGATTGGGTTTGTTGGGCGCGCCAGTATGGTGATCATGTCCAGCCGCGTGACCTTGGTCTCCAGCACCGCGTCGTGCGGGCAGGTGATGCCGACCTCGATCTTCGCCGTGACGTTCCCCCCCGGCGTGGGGATGTCCCGGTACTTGACCACGGTGTACTTCGCCATCCGCCGCGGGGGCGGCACAACCAGTTCGTTATTTTCCATGGCCACACCGTGCCACGTATTGCAATCGATTACAAGACGTGCCAAGGTCCAAACTACATGGTCCAATGGAAAGACTCGAAGTCCTTGTTGCAGGACGTGAGACGCTTCCCAGAGTTCGCCGAACGCTTCTTGAAAATCCAGACCACCAAGGGTGGTGAGCTACTGCCGTTCACCCTGAATCGGGTGCAGAGCTGGTTTTTCTGGAAGCACGTCGTGCCGACCTGGGAGGCGGGGAAGCCCCTGCGCATCGTGATCCTGAAGGCCCGCCAGGAGGGCTTCTCGACCTTCTGCCAGGCCTTCGACCTTTGGGTGACCCTGGGCAGGCGGAACACGGCGAACCTCGTCATCGGCCGCGACGAGGAGCAGAGCCTGATGCTCTTCCGCATGATCCACAGAATGGACCAGAACCTGCCGATCGGAGACGCGCTCCCCGTCTTCGTTAAGGCGAAGTGCAACAAGCACGAGATCGAGTACAACCGCCCGCCCATCGGGAAGTTCCCCAGGAAGCTGATGGGCCGGGACGACCTCGTCTACCTGGACTCGCGGGTGGAGATCAAGTCGGCACAAACCGAAATGAACCTGGGCCGAGCCGGCACCTACCACTGCGTCCATGCCTCCGAGGTAGCCTTCTGGCCCGACCTCGTCAAGTCGATGAGCGCGCTGCTCTCCGCCTGCCACGAGGAGCCCCACACCGCGGTGTTCCTGGAGTCGACGGCGAACGGCTTCAACCAGTTCCACTCGTTCTGGAGCAACCTCGAGCTGGGCGACCAGGAGGTCCCCACGGATTGGCAGCGCGTGTTCGTCCCCTGGTACTGGGACCCGCGCTACGAGCTGAAGCTCGACATCAAGCGGTTCTTCGTGGACCAGGAGGAGGAGGACCTCTACAAGCGAATCACCGAGGACCAGACCGCCCGCGAGATCGACCCGGAGCTGAACGAGGACCGGACCTGGTACAAGATCTTCTGGCGCAGAAAGACGATCCGCGACAAGAGCTTCGGCGACATCGAGAAGTTCAAGCAGGAGTACCCGAGCACGGACGTCGAGGCCTTCATCTTCGCCGGCACCTCGGCCTTCGGGCTGACCGCCCTGAAGAAGATGGAGCGGCACATCAAGAACCCGGTCATGCGGGTGAACATCAACTTCCAGCAGCCTAAGCAGGGTGAGGAGATCAAGAAGGACAAGATGGGCCGCACCCACCCGCTCTACCAGTTCGAGGAGCACGAGCGCGGCCGGCTGCTCATCTACGAGCCCCCGCAGCCCAAGGCGCGCTACGTCATCTTCGGAGACAGCGCCGAGGGCAAGGCGGCCGAGAGCTTCGGCACCGCGGACGAGCGCAAGTCGAAGTTCGACTTCACCGCGGCCTCGGTGCTGAGAGTGGACACGTACCCGAAGATGATCCCCCAGGTCGCCATCTGGCACGGGACGATTGACCCGGATCTGTTCGGCGATCTGCTGGTGGTGCTGGGCTGGTACTACAACGAGGCGTACCTGGGATGGGAGATCAACGGGCCGGGGCGCTCGCTGAACCTGCAGATCGTGGAAAAGTGGCGCTACAGCAACATTTATATGCGCGAGGATCTGGATTCGATTACCCATCGAACGACGCAGAAACCCGGATGGCGCACGACGCCGGGCACCAAGCCCGACCTGGTCGCGACCGGGCAGCGCTACGTCCGCGAGCAGACGCTAGTCATCTACGACTCGGCGACGCTGATGGAAATGAAAGCCTTCAGCAGGGTGGGCCAGAACCGCTACGAGGCGGCGGAGGGCCACGACGACCGGGTGATCACGATTGTAGGGGGGCTTACGGTGGTGGAGCCTCGTTTGGATGCAATCCGCAGGCAGGTGGAAGCAGAGAAGAAGAAGGATGCACTGGCAGTGGCGAAGGTTGGCAGCGAGGATGAGGAGCGGTGGGAGCCGCACCAGCGGCCCCACCCCATCCTCGGAGACGAGTGGTAGCAAAAGGGCGTGCCCGCGAAGGTCCCCTACCCGGGTAGGCGTGGTTCGACTCCACGGCGGGCCGTCCGTCAAAATTTCCGAGCGACATCCCCCCGAGGGACGCGCCCGAAAAGGAGAAGACATGGCGTTCTCGACAGAGGAGAAGACCAAGACCGCGCTCGTGCCGCTGCAGCGGGCCCAGTAGTATGGACAAGAAACGCTTCAAGTGGCACTATACCGGCAAGGACGAGTGCGAGAAGTGGCTGCTCGACCTCAACGAGAACAGCCGCGTGGTGGCCATCGTCACCTGCATGAGCCCCGAGGGCGTGGTGTCACCCTGGTGGGCGGTCTACTCGCCGTTCAAAAAGAAGGCGATCTCCCAGCACCTGAGCGAGGAAGATGCGACCGCCTACGCCGAGAAGACCATCGCCGTCGGGGAGAAGGAGGAACGAGTCGAATGGTAGAGCACATCTCCGAGGAGTTCGAGTCCATCAAGGCCGAGCAAGACCTGTGCTTCAAGACGGTCCCCTACCGGGACCGGGTGCTGGTCAGGCTCGACCAGGCCGACAAGCCCAAGCACAAGTCGGGCCTTATCGAGCTGGACGAGGCCCAGCGGACCAACAAGAAGTACTCGAAAGAGGCCATCCCCGGCACGGTCGTGCGGGTCGGCAACCGCGTCGAGACCATCAAGGAGGGTGACCGGGTGCTACTGGACCGCAAGTGCTGGGTGCCGACGGCGCGTTTCGTGATCGTCCGCGAGGGGGACGTCCTCGCCCGCGGGGACGAGGAGGAGACAGATGGGAAACCACATCATCCTGAAGGTGAGGGATGACTTCCGCGAGATGATGGAACGCATCATCCGACAGGAGAGATCCATGGCCGCACTGACAGACGAAGAGCTGCACAACCGCTTCACGTCCCACGACCCGAAGGGGAACCAGAGCGAGCGGTACGACGCCATCAGGGCTGAGTGCCTCGCAACCGCTAGAACGATCCGTGACAAGTGCCCCGTCTCCCGAGAGAGCAGCGTGGCCCTGACCAAGTTGGACGAGGTCATGTTCTGGGCCAACGCCTCGATCGCCCGCGCGCCAGACTGAACCGCAATTTCTTCGGCCTCAGGGCCTGTAACTCGAACTAGGGTTACCTCGTAGAGCAATCCGCCCGCCTCAAAGATCCCTGCATCTGTCCTGCCTCACCAAAAAAAGTCCGGTCGAAAACTTGACGCAGATCCGGGAGGTTCCCGACAATGGACCTATGATTGAAATACTCGTCGGGTCGATTGTCGGCCTGTGCGTGGTCCTCATCGTCATGCACACCATCACCATCCATATCTTCACCCGCCGCCAGCGGGAGCTGGAGGAGCTTGCGTTCATCGAGCAGAAGGAGCGGCGCGAGTACCTGGCCCACGCTTCCAAGCGGATGAGCCTGCAGGAAGAGAACATGCGCCGGGCCCAGCACGGGCTGGACAAGGATCTGGAGAAGGACGTCGACCTCATGTCGGTCGGGAACAGGCGCATGCGTGAGGGCGGGGCATGAGCGATGGGCAGAAAAAGAAGGACGAGGAGCTGATCCACCTGGTGAAGGAACGCTGGGGCAAGTGCGCCAAGTCGATGTCCCAGATCGTCGCCGGGTGGGAGGAGTCCAGGCTCTTCTACCGCGGGGACCAGTGGCTCCAGCCCCGCGGCACCAAGTTCGTGCCCACCACGAGCCCGTCCTGGCGCGTGCGTTTGACGGTGAACAAATTCCCCAGCATCGTCGAGTCGAAGATAGCCAGCTTCCTCAAGAACCGCCCGATCATTCTCGCCGACTCCGGCTCCGATGAAGACTCGGACATCAAGGCCGCGAAGATCTCCGAGCTGCTGCTCCGCTATTACGACTACGAGCTGAACTTCGACCAGATCCGCTTCGACACCATGCTGTGGATGTGCATCCTGGGCAGCGGCTTCATGCGCGTCCAGTGGGATCCGACCAAGGGCCGGAAGGTCGCCGACGAGGAGGGGAACCTGGTCGCAGTGGGCCAGCCCTGCGTGGACGTGATCAGCCCGTTCGCGATGGCCATCGAGCCCGGCGCGGAGAAGCTCGAGGATGCCGGCTGGTGCATCGTGACCGAGATCATGCTGCGCACCGACATCGAGTCACGGTGGGGAGTGAAGATCCCCGACAGCGGCGACAGCGGCGTCAGCGACATGCACATCCCGATCTACATCGACCGGGAGAGCCGGATCGTCGAGAAGGAACGCGTCGCCGTCCACACGATGTACGAGCGCCCCACGGAGGAACACCCCAACGGGCGCATCGCTCGCTGCACCAAGGACACCAAGCTGGGCGACCCCGAGGACCTCCCGCACAGCGAGATCCAGATCGCCCACTTCCAGGACATCCCGCTGCCCGGGGAGCTGTGGCCGACCTCCTCGGTGAGCCAGGGCGTGCCCCTCCAGCTCGAGATCAACCGCTCGAGGTCGCAGCTCATCGAGAACCGGAACCTCTGTGCGAGACCCCAGATCGTCGCCGCCTACGGGGCCATCGAGCAGGAGAGCTGGGACAACCGGCCCGGCTCCATCCAGTGGTGGGACCCGATCGCCGCGCGCGGCGCGGAGCCCCACTACCTCGCTCCTCCGCAGGTCCCGCAGTGGGTCATGTCGATGCTCCAGATCTCGGAAGAGGACCTGATGGATTTGACCTCGCGCCACGAGGTGAGCCAGGGCGCGACCAATTCAAACGTGACCAGCGGCAGGCAAGCGGCGATCTACAAGGGAGCCGACGACTCCCGGATCGGCCCCGCGCTGCACCGCTTCGAGCGGCAGTGCGAGCGGGTCGGGCGCTGGCTGCTGATGGAGGCGAAGGCCAACCTGAGCGGCGAGCAGATCATCCGCATCGTCGGCGCGAACCGGAGGGGGGAGTACATCCACTTCGAGGCGACCGACGTCAGCGACACCTGCAACATCCGCTACGAGATCGCGAGCCAGTTGCCGTGGGCGCGGGAGAGCCAGCGTCAGCAGATCATGTACCTGAACGCGCAGGGCAAGATCGACGACCAGACCATGATGGAGTTGCTCGAGATGCCCACCTCGACCCGCATGTACGAGACCGAGCAGCAGCACAAGCTGAACGCCCGGTACGAGAACGAGGAGCTGAAGAAGGGCTACTTCCCCCCGATGACGACCGACAACCACGCGGTCCACACCAGGGAGCACGAGGGCGAGGCCAACAGACCGGAGTTCCGCGCGCGGCTGATCCAAGAGATGCAGATGCAGGCGGAGATGACCCAGGAGCAGGCGCAGATCCCGGGCAGCATGCAGTACCTCATGCAGCACATGGAGGCGCACCGCAAGCTCCTGCCCGCGCCGCAGCCGCAGCCGCCCCTGACGCGGGTCAACCTGAACATGGAGAAGCTCATCACCGAGCTGGCCAAGATGGGCCCGGCTGGAGCGCAGATCGCCCAGCAGCTCATCCCCTACGCCCAGGACCTGATGGGCGACGCGAGCGGCTACCAGGGCGCGCGTGCGGAGCAGCCGGAAGCGGCCCCCGGGGACATGAGCGCGGAGCTGGCCGGCGGGATGCCGGCGATGGGCGACGTGGGAACCCCGGCCGGCGGCATGGACGGTCGCATGTACCAGGCGACGAACCCGAACCAGCCCGAGGCGCAGCCCGAGGCGGGCGACACGTTCGGAGGACCGAATGGATGAGGAGCAACGAGTTCGGTGCCCGAACCCTGAATGCGGACGCACGCTCGCCGCGCGCATGTCCAAGGGCAAGGTCGAGGTCAAGATCAAGCGGAGCCCCAAGAAGGTCTTCGCCTTCGAAATTGTGGTGGGCGCGATCATCTGCCCACGTTGCGGTTACCGATTGCATGTGCCGGTGAGTACCCTCGAGGTTCCCCAGCGCAAACCTCTGAACCCCTCAAAGGAGGCACAAGATGCCCGAGGACCTTGATGTAGGAGCAGGAGAAGCAGCGCAGGACACCGGCATGGACTCTGGCAGCGACGGCGGCCCCGAGCCGACCGGGAGCGACGCCCAAGCGTCACCCAGTGAGCCCGTCAAGCCCGACTACATGACCCGGGCGCAGTTCGAGGAGGCCCTTTCTGGCTACTCCTCGTCGCAGCAGGAGAGGCTCGACAAGAGTTTCGGCGGTCTGCAGGACCTCATCAAGCAGATCGCCGAGGGACAAAAACCAAAGCCGCCTCCCCTCATCCCTGACTCGAAGTCGCTGGAGAGCATCGACGCGAACGGCATGCGGGATTTACTGATGAACATCGTCGAGAACCACAAGGGCACCGAGGCCCAGCTTCGCAAGGAGCTGGCCGACCTGAAGCAGGAGTACCAGGCGGGCCGCATCCACGGCCACCTGAGCGATCAGATCGGGCGCGTCTCGGGGCAGTATCCCATGTTCAAGAACCCGACCGGCGAGCACCTGCTGAAGCTGCTCACCATCGGGTCGCTGGAGATGGGTGGCCGGGACCTGAAGAAGTTGAACCTCCCGGGCGTGACCCAGTCCTTGAACAAGTTCATCGACGAGCAAGTCCAGGCGCGCATCGCCGCCAGGACCAGGACCGCCGCCCAGACGACTGCCTCACCGCAGCCGCAGGGTGGGGCGACCCGGGGTCCCGACGGCAAGTTCGTAGCGCCCAGGACGCCCCCGAAGGGAGCCCCGGCCAAGCCCGGGGAGAACCCCGGAGGCGGGACGACCATGAAAAATTTCCGTGAACGGGCGCGAGCGATGATCGAGCAGCACTTCCCGAAAGGTGATGATTGAGGCGGGGTCATTACAAGATCTAAAGGAGAAAAGAAATGACCACGGCGATGATTGGCGACAGCGGATACACCGCGACCACCGGGACTTTCGACAGCAAAATGAAGGAGTTCTACGAGGGCTCGATGGAGTCCCTCATCCCCGAACTCTTTCCCGTGATCGACTGGCTGAAGGAGGAAGGGCGTATCGTGAAGCCCAAACCCCAGGGCAAGTACATCGTATTTGATGTACAGACCAAGCTGGGGTCTGGGGTCGGGTACCGCGGCGAGGGCGACTACCTGCCGACCGCCGACCCGACCACCTCGGTGCAGGGAAAAGTCCCGTACCTGCGGGGACTTAAGGGCCGGATCGAACTCAGCGCGGAGGCCTTTGACGTCCGCAATGGACCGGGGGCTTTCGCCTCGATCATGGAGGCTGAGACGGCGGGTCTCCTCACAGCATTCAAGTACCTCGGCCAGGCCGCAATCTGGGGAGCCGGCGACGGTGTGTTGGCGAAAACCGTGACCGATCCCGGCGGGACCACCGCTCTGACCTGTGTTTCCAGCGAACTGAGCACGGGCATCTACCCGGGCACTCGCTGGCTCTACGAGGGCATGAGTGTTATCGGTCTGACCGCCGGCAAGAGCGGCTACACCGACGACGCCACCTGGACCTCGGCGCGCGAGATCAACTCGATCACGAGCGACACCGCTGCGGTGATGTCCGCGGTGGTCACGACCGCGACCGACGCGCTCTACATCGTCGAGCACCAGACCACCGACTCGACGACCTACAAGAACAAGGGTTCGGTGACCATCGACACCGCGACCTCGTTCACTGGCCCCTGGGGCCTGAGCGCGGCCGTGGACGACGGCACGTTCTCGTCCAGCTACTGCGGGATCAGTGAAAGCACCTATCCGCAGTGGAAGAGCATCATCTCGGCGAACAGCGGCACCGCGCGCACGCTGACCACCGACCTGTTGTACCGCCTGTTCTACAAGTTCACGCGGTACAGCGGCTCCATGAAGCCGGATGTCGTCGGCTGGACCAACACCGATGTCTATCGGGAGCTGGTTGATCTCATGGAGCAGCAAGTGCAGTTCAAACCGCGCGAATTGAAGCCCGGCTACCAGCACTTCGATCTGATGATCGACGGCGTCGGGATCAACCTGAAGCTGGACCACGCGTGCCCGAGCTTCATCTATTTCATCGACCCGAAGTACATCTGCTTCGCGCAGAAGAGCGGGCCGCAGATCGCCGACAACCACGGGTCGAGCTGGCGCTTCGTGGCCGACAAGGACTGCTACGAGCAGGTGTGGCGCTGGATCTTCCAGCTCTACACCACCAACCGCCGGAAGCACGCGTGCCTGCAGGACATCTCTTGCACGATCGCTTCCGTGTGATGAGGAGGTGACAAAATGGCCAAAGCATACGGCTACCACAATCACTTGGTGCCGACCCTGGCCGCTCCGGGTAACACCGCGGGCACCGGGTCCTCGGCCACGCTCGCGAGCTGCAAGTTCTACTTACCGGTCAAGGCGATCCTCCTGGGGATCTACGCGACCGCGACGAGCGCGACCTCGGTGGACACCGGGGCGATCAACGTCCTCGCGGGCTCCACGAAGGTGACGACCTCCGGGATCACCATCGTCTCCGGCACTCTCTCCGGGGCGAACACGGCCATCCTGGGGAACGCCCAGAAGCACGAAGCGGGCACCATCTTCGCCTTGTGCCACAACGCGACGAACACCAAGAACATCGCGAACCTCTCGGTGCAGTTGGTCTTCAGAACCCTGAAGGCCTGAGGAGGAATCATGGGCGACCTCATCGGTGGATACAACAACCACCTGGTGATCACCCTGGGCTACCAGGGCGACATCACCGGCAACCACGCGAGCCGCGCGGTATCGGGCATGCAGTTCTGCCTGCCGATGTCCGCGAGGCTCACGCACATCTGCGGGAGCGTGTCGGCTATCGGAACCGGCGGGGCCGCCACGGTCAATGTGCTGGCTGGCGGTGCGAAGGTCAGCTCCGCCGGTCTCTCGTTCTCGTCTGGAGTGCTGTCTGGCTCCAACGCCGTGATCAAGTCGAGCTACATCCTGAGTGCCGCGGGCACCATCTTTTCGCTGTGCGAGCACACGACTACGGTGGCGCTCTCGAATCTCTCGGTGCAGCTCTGGTTCAGACCACAGGTCGATTGACAAAGGAGGATTCCTCGTGCAGGTCCACCCCCAGGTTGAAAAAGCCGTTTCGAGCTATCACCCGGATCTGGTGGTTCGGTACAACCCCAAATGGACTCGGGAAACGAACCGCTTTTACGTCTGCCAGAAGATCCGCTTCATGCGCGAGATCGACGAGCGGATAGGGCTGTTTGAGGAGTTTTGCTGGGAGTACCCGGTTCTGGGGGTGGACCAAGCACAGATCGTAGATCGCCGATGGTTCGAAGCACTGAATGAAAACCGATGGGACCACAACCGCAAGGACCCGATGGACATGATCCGCGAGAAGTCCGAGCGCAACTGGAAGCTGGCCAGAGGCATGGCCAACGACTGGGCCCGCGACGAGGGCTGGTGGCATTGGAAGAAGTACGCCGAGCAGTTCTCGATGTCGGGGATGAAGAAGGGTGACCCCACCCGCAAGGAGAAGGAGCGGCAGGACAAGCTTGGAAGGGAGAACCTGCTGTGAGCAACTCGGCACTGAGCGCGATGCGGGGCGTCCTGCGCACCCGGCTGAACGAGCCGACGGCGGGATTCTGGAGCAATGCCGATTTGAACAAGCACCTCCAGACCGCGTACAGCACCTACTACGCGCTCTACCTGCGGAAGAATCCGCGGCTCGCCGAGCAGTACTCCGACGCGACCTACACCTCCGGTGCGGAGTCCGTGGCGGTCACCGTGTCTGGGTACACGATCGGCAAGATCGCCCTGGTCGAGGACCGCACCGATATTCAACCGGGCGTTGTCCTGGAAGAGTGCGACTCGAAGATGGGCGTCGTGGCCGAAGCCGTGGGGCCCGACTCGAGCGACAACCCCACCGGGGATCCGGCGAAGTGGTACTACGTGAAGTCGAGCGCGGCGACAACCGGCGTGATCGCTGTCGCCGGCAAGCTCTACCTCACCCCGGTGCCGGGCTCGACCCGCACCATCCGCATCCACTTCCAGGCCGAAGCCCAAAGCCTGGCGGGCGACACGTACACGACCGGGCTCCCCGACGAGTACGAGGAGTGCGTCATTTGCCACGCCGCGGTGCTGGCCAAGGTCCAGGAGCAGGTGCCGCCCGGGGTGCTCTCGATTTTTCAGGATGTACTCGGAAAGGCCGAGCAGAAGCTGCGCGAGCTAGCCCAGGGCGTCTCCCGAGGACCCGGGCGGATCGTGTTCCACGACGATACCTTCTAAGAGGGGCCCCAAGGCCCAAGGAGCGGAAATGAACATCACGCCTCTGAACTTTGAGCGAACGGATGAGACGATCATCGCCTCGACGCTGCCCTCCGGGTGGAAGACCACGGTCGACAGCGTGGAGTACGCCTTCCCCTGCCTGAAGCAGTTCCGGGTCACGAAGGATGTCGCGTCGTACCTGATCGAGAAGGCGCAGAACGCCTTCAACACCCGCACCCAGCAGCATCACGACGAGCGCCGGATGTGGGCGAGGAAGATCTCCTCCTTCAACCAGGCGGAGAAGGACAAGGCTCTGCGCTTCTGCTCCGCGGACGGGACGCCAATCTCGGTTCTCTTCCCCGAGATCCCGCTGGTGGATCTGGGGACTGAGAAGGGCAGGGAGGCCTACAAGAAGGCCTGGGGAGAAGCGAAGGAAGAGGGCCGGCTCCCGGTGCGCGAGGAGGTCATGGTCCGCGGTCTGGACCTGAACACGGGCTACGTGCCCGACCCCGACGCTGGCTCCATCGCCAAGGGCGAGAGCAGGCGGTTCGAGCGGGAGGCCTACGGGGACGACGAGGAGGTGCCCGCCTCCGCGCCCGTCTCCGCGCCCGCTACCGCGCGGGCCCAGGTGGAAGAGCCGGAACCGGCGGCGAAGCTCCCGGTGCGAGTCAAACGGCCGAACAAGGACTGGCCGATGGACGATCTGGCGAAGTACTGCATGAGCAAGGGCTTCAGCGTGACCAAGAGCGACCACAAGGTCGAGGGGAAGCTGCTCGAGCTGGCGGAGCGCGCCCACTCCGAGCACCTGCAGTTACTGGCCAAGTCCGGAGTCCAGGTTGAAGAGGTCTGATGGCACAGGACATGCTCATTGCCCGGCAGCCCCCGCTGGCCAAGGGCATCGACGAGTCTGCTGTTCCCGGCCCGGGAACCGTTGCCGAGGCCTGGAACGTCGAGACCTGCGACGGGACCTGGAGGACCAGGGGAGGCTTCACTGACTGGTGCCCCGACAACTGGGGCGCGGACTGGCCCCTGCGGGTCATCGCGGAGTACATCCCTGACTTTCGGTACGAAGGATCCCAGCACCACGCGCTGATCACGGGTGGTGGACGCTACGGTTCCTGGTACGAGTACATCGGCGACTCCATCGCCGCGACCTCGCACACCGGGACCGGGCAGGGCGCGCACCGGCAGCACTACACCTGGGTGCAGGGGCTCTGGCGCTACGTCGCGAACGACGCCGACGTGAAGTACACCAGCGCGATGCTCGTCACCAACGGGGAGGACCCGCCGTTCATCTACCACCAGGCAACCTCGACCAACCGCGGGACCTGCGTGCCGCTGGATGCCATCGACGGGCTCTCGGGGTTGACCTGCCTGAAGTCTCCGCCGAAGGGGCGCTGCGTCGAGGTCTACAAGGAACGCTTCTTCATGGGCAACCTCTCCGACGGTGCCGGGAACCGGATCTGCTGGACCGGGCCCGACAGCGCGCTCGCCTTCCCGATGAACGTCTGGCCGGCGAGCTACAACCTCGACGTCGGGGACTCTTCCGAGATCAGGGCGATCAAGGCCTGGAAGGAATGGCTGGTCATCTTCAAGAACAACGGGGTCTGGGCTCTGGGCGGAGACGGGGTCGGCGGGGTGTGGAACCTCGAAAGGGTTCAGGGCGAGGCGGGCGCTGGAGCCATCGACTGCCGCGCGGTCTGCGACATCGGTGACGCGCTCGTCTTCTTCAACGCGAACGGGGTCTACCTCTGGAGCGGTGGCAAGATCCAAAACATCAGCCACCCCAGGCTGCAGAAGACGTGGAGGAAGCTGGACTGGACCACCTACTCCGCCTCGGATGGGTACATCGACAAGACGTTCCAGGTCCTGCACGACAAGCAGGATAAGCGGGTCTGGATCTCCGTGGCCACGCTCCCAGCGGACAACGACCTCGCCCTCATCTGGAACTACGGCAACGACTCCTGGGACATCTTCGGGGGCGGCCACTGGGACAACCTCTACATTTACGAGGGGGCCCCCTCTCTGTACACGTACAGTGCGGCGACGGTAAAGGACATGGTCGCCTTCGGGGCCGAGGTGAACGAGTTCTTCGGGGAGGGGCCCAAGATCCTGTTCCAGCGCGGCGGATACCCGGTCACCTACGACCGCTGGATGGGGTTTGACGAGGCGATCGGTAACGTCGCGGACGTCTCCTGGAAGATCCGCTCGCACCCGATGCTGGAGAGCGAGGAGTTCAAGCTCGCCAGGAACGTCATCGTCGACTGCAAGAGCGGGAACCAGAAGGTCAACTTCCTGGTGATCGCCGACGACGAGACCCCTGAGACTGCCTTCAGGAAGTCCGCGACGGCATACAACATCATCTCCTCGCACTCCAACACCAACGAGCACGACGTCGCCGGGACCTCGAACTTCCAGACCGTGGCCTCGGGGCCGGTGGACATCTGGTTCCTGCCCTACCTCATGCGCAAGGAGGACTCGGTTGGGATCATGGTGCCCACGGCGGCGAACAAGATCAAGTTCAGCGTCACTTCG